CATAGCCCATAAACCACGACCTGGTGGTAAGAACTTCATATTGAATATTCTGTCATACATATCTTGTGCAGACTTTTGTGCTTGCCAAGGATTCCAACCTAATTGATGTGAATCTATCCAATTTTTTTGCATTGAATAAGTTCCCTCTACTACTCTTTTGACGGTTTCCCACCATCTTTCATTTTTTCCATTTTCCTTGATTCGAGAATAGGTTCTCATATAAACTAACTCACCTAGTCCGTTGAACCCGAATGGTGGTTTTTTTCTTTTGTATTTGTCTACAAAATTATCCGATAACTGAAATTGCATTGAAACTCCTTTTAATTTTTAATCTGTTTTGTTCTAATATAAATATATAATTATTCAAAACCGTCCACCTCTTTTTGATGAATTTGCAACTTTTCTGCCAAAGTTTTACGCAGAAATTCTTCTGAGTTGTTCATCTTGTTCTGTTGTTGGACGCCTTGTTTTGAATTAGATTTATAAATGTCGATTTTACCAAGTTCAGTATCCATCTTTGAAGGGAATGTTATACCATCAACACCAAATCTGTTCTTAATAATATGAAATCTTGCTGTCTTTCCAACCTTGTCTTCTACTTTTCTAGACATACTCATCACAAAGTCTGCAATCATAATCTTGGAATAAGACTCTGATACTTTTGTAGCATCAATTACTTCTTCTTCTAATGACGAACGATTTGCTTGTGAAGCAGTCCATATAGGTAAATTAAATTCTCCTGCTAATGCTCTCAAATCTTCATAAATAGCTTCTAATACAAATCTTTTTTCTTTACCAACACCCATTAAGATATCAGCATAATCAACTAATACTATGTCAGGTTTTATTTCTTGTAATTCTAATTGTTTTAGGTGTGAACCTAGTGTCTGGACTGATGCTGATTTTGTTGGATAATATTTAATCATCAGTTTTCCAGGTAATTTTCTTAGTTTTTTCTTAACATCATCTTTATAATACTTTATATTAGACGTGGTGATACCACTAAATATAGTATCATATCTCAACCCAACATAATTTTCATTCAACTCTAGTGAATAATGAACAATTGTTTTACCTCTTTTCAATGCATTAGCTCCAATACATTGTAAAGCCCAAGACTTACCGATACCAGCTGGAGCAACTATCACTCCGAGTTCTCCACCACCTAGACCACCATCCATAATCTCATCTATTTCACCCCAACCACATTTAATGGTTTCTCTTGCTGATTTAGATAACCTTTCATCTAAACTTATTAGATAATCGTGTCCGATGTTTCTTTCTGCACCAGCACTCATTGCTTCATCAACTTTCTTTTTGATTTCGTCATATTCTTGATTTTCTAATAAGACTACTGAATCAATGATTGCGTTTTTTAATTTTTGATTTTTACAAAACTTTATAGTTTCTTTCTGAGTAAATTCTAAATCACTTGATTCTCTGACATTCCAAGCATCTTTTAATTTATCAACAATAGAAGTTTTTAAAACTTCATCTTCTACATCATTTATTTTTACTTTAATTACTTCTAATGTAGGACTTGTTTTAAATTCATAAAAATAAGAGATAATATTCTTAACCAACCACTTATTGGCATCAGAATCAAAATATTCTTCTTGAAGAATATCTGATATAGTCTGTATAAATGTTTTCTTAACTAATAACGATGCTATTATTTTAGACTGAAATGAGTTTCCAAAACGTGTTAGTTTGTCATTCTCCATATAACCTATTCCTTGCTTCTTTCCTAATTTTTTCTTGTTGTTTTAAACGATATCTGTTGCGGGCTTGTAACCTTAAGTTTTCTTTGTTTCGTTCGTAATGTTCTCTTTGCCATTTCAACTGAGCTACTTTTTTTTCTTCTTCGGTTTTGTATTTTACTTTTCTACCCATATATAAATATTGTTTTTATTTTCAAAATCAAATAAATTTTATTGTCCTATAAATCTTACTAATGTTTGAAATTTTGTTTGTAACCAAGTTTCTAAATTAGGAAGTGCTGAATACATTTTGTCTTCTAAAAACATTTTCTTAAATGTCACTTTGTCTAGATTACGAATTGGTTCTCTAATCTTATCGATAGTTTTTGTTTTAGCTGATGCTGATATATTTACATTATGTAATTGCATCAAATCAAAATTTCTTTCCATAAGTTCTCTATGTTCTTCTAACTCACTTGACTCTGTAATTGCATCATCAACTGAATATTGTTTGTCTTCTTGTAAAAATGGTAATTTTTTTAATACAGTTTTTAATCCATAACCACGAATACCATTAATATTGTCTGATTTATCTCCATCAAATATTCTATACATTAGTAGATTGTGTGAAGGAATACCATATTCCTCAAATACATTTTCTGGTCTGTATAGTTTTTTCTTTGTTGGTGACCATACTGAAATTCTATCATCAACTAATTGTAGAAAGTCTTTGTCCGAAGACATAATGGTTACTTTACTATCTGTAAGAACTTGTTTTGATGCGTATGCAATAATATCATCAGCTTCTACATTATCTATTGATAACATTGTTATCGGTAGAAAATCCAAATACTCTATTGTTCTTTGGATTTGTCGTATCATATTTGCTCGTTCTTCTTCAATGGTTTCAAAATCATAAGCTCTATTCAAACGAATATTCGTTTTTCTTTTTGCTTTATATTCTGGATACATTTTTCTACGGCGACTTGACCCACCTTTTCCATCCCATATTATGATGCAACGGGTGGGTCTAAACATATTGATTGTGTAACCTATTGATTTCAGAAAACCAACTATTCCACCAATGTGTGTCCCATTATCATTAGTAGTTGGTATGACACTAAATACTCTAATAAAAGTATTCAGTCCATCTATTATCAACACATTTTCATTTGGATTATCTCCAAGTTCCGAGCCGCCTTGTTCTTTAATGTCGTTGAGAATTGATAAATATTTCTCTTTATTCATCTCCAATAACTTCCTTTGTATATTCTACATCATCAATACCTACTTTACCTGTTTGGTATTGTAGAATAGATTTTTCACAAATCTGTTTGTATAAATGATTACGAAGTCCGTCATTACTTTCCATTAACTCTTTAAAGTCTTTTGATTGGAATTTATATTCTTTTTTACGATATTCTAAGGTATACCAAGCACCAGCTGATTTTACCAACTTGTGTTCTTTCATTACACCTAACCAACCGCCATAGTTATCAATTCCGGAATCAAAATACATATCGTAGTCTGCGTGTCTCAATGGTGGCCCTAATCTGTTTTTCACAATTTGAGCTCTACACTTCATACCCAAGACATTCTTTTTCTTAGTGTCTTTGATTTGTCCCATATTTTTTAATCTAATACGAGTTGAAGCGTGAAATGGTAATGCTTTACCACCACTCGTAGTCCACGGGTCTCCAAACATAACACCTAATTTTTGTCTTAACTGATTTGTAAAGACAAGTGCTACTTTTTGACGACCAATCATTTGAGTTATCTTACGAAGTGCTTTCGAGATAACGATTGCTTTTGTAGTCGCATATCCATCTTTACCAAAGTCTGCTTCTATCTCAACTTTCGTTGATGTAGCCGCTAGTGAGTCTACCAAGATAGTTACTAATCTATCTTTGTCTGATTCACGAACTTTAGTAATGATATCTTCAATGGCTTCAAATATATCTTCTACACATTCAAAGTGTAGATATAATAATTTACTAACATCAACACCAATAGCTTCCAAGAAATCTCTACTGACTGATGTTTCTGTATCCATATAAACTGCGATACCACCTTTCTTTTGAGTTTCTGCAAGTATGTGAGATGCAAGTAATGATTTACCACTTGATTCTAATCCGTTGATTTCCGTGATTCTACCAACTGCAATACCTCCGTCTTCACGATTAGATATTGCTAAATCTAACATTGAAGACCCTGTTGAAATAAAGTCTTTAATGTCTGTTGGTGTATCATCACTTCCGTCTAGGAAATATGCTACTTTGTTATCGTTGAACTTTTTGTTCAGGTTATCGGCTATGATATTAGCCAAATCGTCTTTTACTGACATTTTCTACTCCTTAGTTATTAAATAAATCGTCGAATTGTTGACTAGCGTCTTGAACTTTTGAAGCTGATTCTTTTTTAGCGTTATCTTCTGCTAACTTTTTATCAAATTCATTTACTGGTTTTTCTTCCTTTTGTTGTGATGAAGTTTCTGTTGATTCATCATCAGGATTTAACCACTCGTTCAGAACCTTAGTTAGTTCCTCATAAGAAAATTCACTGTAAATATCAGTAATTTCTTTTTGAGTTTCTTTGACTCTTTCTAACACCTTAGTGTCTTCTGTCAATGGTGTCTGATTTGGTTTAACTCTGATTGTAGTAGATGGGAACGATGCTCCTGTCTCTTCAGCAGTTTTAAACTCTAATGTAACATCACGACCATTTTTCGGGTCTGAAATGTCACCATAATCAGGGTCTGCGATTATAGAAAGAAGTTCTTGATAAACTGTCTTTCCAAAACCCCAAAACTTTACACCCTCTGATTCTTCTCCACGAACAATAACAGGTGCGAAAGTTCTCATTTTTGCTTCAAGTTTTCTACCTAAAGTGAAATCGTCTTTACTTCCTGTTGTTTTTAGTCTTTGTGAAAATTCTTCAATTGGGTCTGGTCTACCGAAACTGATTGGTGAAAGATAGTTCTTACCACCTAAATTATAGTGAAAAAATAACTCTATAAATGGTGTGTCTGGGTTGAATTTGTAAGGAACTATTCTAACTTGTTGTTTTCCTGGTTGCGGTTTCCAAAGATTTGAAGTTCTTGTGTTTGTTGATTGTAACTGATTTAACCTTTTTTTAATTGCGTTAATATCCATTTTTAATCTCCTCTTTTTTATTTTTTAATTAGTTAATTGTTATTCAGTAATAAATATAAAGAACTTTTCTAAAATACCAAGCTATTTTACCATTCTTGAATATTTATTATTTTGAATATTTTTGTAGGGATAATATTCAAACCCGATTCATTTGTCAATAGTAAATTATTTTGATATCTTTCCCAAGGGATTGGAAATGACTTATCCAATACTCCGTTGTTTAAACTTCTAATCGCTTCGTTTAATGCGTTAATTGTATAAAGTGTGTTGGATTGTTTTTTTCTGTGTAAAGAGATAGTTCCTGATATTGCCTCATCTCCATCATAATAATCCTCAACCATTTCTATATTATAAGTACAAATTAATTGTCCCATATCATCTTCGTTTTGAAATACATAAATCTTATCAAATAAAATAGTATAAGAATCTATAATCGAATCGATAACAAGATTTAACTTACTATGTGTCGTAAATGTGCATAATAATTGGGTTCTCATCATATTTCCTTACCTGTTGCGTTACCTCTTGGCATTATTAAATATCTACCACCTGCAATTAAATTAGTTTTACTTCCATCTTTAAATCCAGTAACATTTGCTTTAGTATGTCTTACTAGGAACACTGGTAAATATTGTGCTATTTTTGGATTATTTTCTGGAACATTTGGGTTGAAGGTGATATGTCCAGCTGTTGATGTGTTTAAATTAACACCTTTAAGTTCTCCTTCAGCATTCAACATAGGTGATAATCTTAATTTTTCTTTAGCTTGTAATAATATATTTACATTCTCTTTACTGAATTTAGTATTACCTTTTTTAAATTCCGTTCCATATATGGTTGCTCCAGCTATATCAGCATATGCTGGGTCATCTTCAAATCCTCTATAATATCCACCTTTTGGTGGCATAATGTATAAGTCAATTTTTTTGTGAGTTTTCCAAATATTTTGTTCATAAAATGTTGTTTTTGCACTGAAGATAGTATGTTTATCTTTTATTGTTGTTTTCTTCTTACCCATTGTTAATTCGACATCTTTACCATCTACTTTTATAGCAGTCACACCTTTGTAACTTTCTTTTAAATTCTTTACTACTTTCTTTAAGAATCCAGTAGAAACGGCTTCAAGTCCTTTTACACCAACTTTTTGTTCAAATGATTTATCAAAGAAAGAACTCATTGAACCATATTGTTGGAATGGAACTTTTGCATTTACCTCGTGTTCTGATTTATAATACTCTCCGTGTTTGTAAGATACCCAAAAAACTGGTGTTCCGTCTTTATCTAATGTGAAATCTGCTTTAGGAACTCCTTTTACAGTTGAAGCACTATTTACATCCACACCCATATCTTTCCCATCTACAAATAAAGGTATTGGTTTTTCTGATAATTCTGTGAAATAAGCTTTCAATTCTGATATTTGCATATCCTCGAATCCTATTCCAGCGGCTACTCGTTTCTTTACTTCAATTTTACTACCAAATTTTTTACACATTTGGAACATCAACGCTATTCTTTTGTAATTTACATCATCTTTTTTCTTTGCATTATTCCATTTACAAATTCTAACATTATATTCAGTTCTTAATTTTTTTTCATTTCCAGAATAAGTTAGGACAAATTTGTTTCCATCACTTAATATCTTGGTTAGTAGTTGTTTATCATAGTTATTATCTTCAAAAGCTGTATTTCCAGTCCCTCTACCACAAGAAACTCCACTTAAATTTACTTTATCATCAATTATATCTTGTAAGTCTTCATCTGATATTGATTCTTGAGCTCCCAAATTCCTTAAAAGTGGTAAATCTTTATCACTACCCTTTACTTCAACAATTGTTTTTTTGTTAGATTTTTTTGTTGTGATATTTTCCATAACTTCCATTACAACTTTTGTTGATAATTTCATATCTTGTAAAACTTCTCTTAATATAGAGATATGTTTAGGATTATTTAAATTAATCATTCCGTCATCTAAACGAAAAGACCATTCTACTAATATTTTTTTGATTAGATTATTCATTAATAATACCACCTCGTTTATTATACCAAGTTCTAAATTTTGCTGGTGTTCCTACGGTAACTTGACCTGTTGCAATTTTTTCAGCTGCTTTTTTAATATTTGGATAATCATTTCTACTTAATAAAAATACATCTTTAAC